AGATAGGTTCAAGTGGAGATTACGCACAGATAGGTTCAAGTGGAGATTCCGCACAGATAGGTTCAAGTGGAGATTACGCACAGATAGGTTCAAGTGGATATTCCGCACAGATAGGTTCAAGTGGAGATTCCGCACAGATAGGTTCAAGTGGAGATTACGCACAGATAGGTTCAAGTGGATATTCCGCACAGATAACATCCAAGGGTAAAAATTCAGTTGTTATGGCAGCGGGCTATAATTCAATAGCAAAAGCAAAAATCGGTAGTTGGATAACGTTAGCTGAATGGATTAGAACTGATAAAACAAATGATAGTGGTAAGTATATATGGATTCCTAAGTGTGTAAAAACAGAATGTGTAGACGGAGAGCATATCAAAGAAGATACATTCTATAAATTAGTTAATGGTGAATTTAAAGAAGTTGAAAGCGAGGAATAATTATGGCAGAGAATACAGCAGTTGCAGAAACAAAAGAAGCTGAAAGCAGAGAGCTTGTAGCAAAGGATTTTACCGAGGGAATGGTTGTGAAAATTAAGCAGAAAGAGAAATTCGGTTTAACATTCCCTAAAGATTATAATTACACAAATGAATTTATGTCGGCAATGCTGATTTTACAGGACACAGTAGATATGAACAAAAAGCCTGTATTGCAGAGTTGCACGAGGGCAAGTATCGAAAACGCCCTCATAGATATGGTAACAGACGGATTATCAATGAGAAAGAAACAGTGTTATCCGGTTGCCTACGCAGGAAAATTAAGCTGTCAGCCGTCTGTTTATGGTGCAACTTGCGTTGCTAGAAGATATGGGCTTAAAGACATTAACGCATCAGTTATTTATAAAGGGGATGTATTCAAGTACCACAAAGAGGATGCAAAGACAATTATTGATTGCCACGAACAGAGCTTTGAGAATATCGACAATGACAAGATTGTTGGTGCTTATGCAGTAGCAATTATGGGAAACGGTGAGAAGATTGCAGAAGTTATGACTATGGCGCAGATAAAGACAGCTTGGAAACAGGGATACGGATATAAGGAGACCGGAAACGGAGTTCATCAGAAATTCGCAGACCAAATGGCTATGAAAACTGTTAAAAATAGACTTCTCAAAGCTATCAACAATACTCATAGCGGTTTTGGCAAAGAAGATGATTACGAGGAAATCAGCCACGATGAAATGCTCGAACAGGATGTTGCCTATGATATTGAGCAGAACGCAAACACAGTAGATTTTGACGAGGACAACATAATTGATGTAGAGCCTACAGACACAGCCGACAAGCAGTCAGAGGAGCTACCGCCATTCATGCAGAGTGAGGAGAGCTGATATGAGATTAATTTCACAGCATGGCAATGTTGATTTGCCTTATGAGCAGATAGTTGTGTGCCACGCAATGGAGAGCGTTATAGCACTATACAATGGAGAGAAATACGTATTAGGCAAGTACTCTTCCAAAGAGAAAGCGTATAAGGCTATGGAAATGCTTAGAGAAGCATATATCGGTATGCCTATCGTAATGCAGAATGTCGCTATTTCAGAAGATGTGGCAAAGGAATTTGAAAGATTAAAGAAATGTGGTGTTATGGTACGAGCCGAAAATCAGCCGTCAAAAGTAGATTTTATCAACAATGCTGTTTTTCAGTTCCCGCAGGATGATGAAATCGAGGTGTGAGTATGTCAGTTGAAGAAATCCGCAAATGTGATAGATGCGGAAAGCCTTTTGAGTACAGTTTGTCTAAATGGGCTGGATATTTTAAATATGGTATCAAAAAAGAAAATCGACTGTGCTTTCATTCAATGTTTTATGGCAATCCGGATGGCTATTCATATGTAGATTATAGATACGACCTTTGTGCTGATTGTACAGAAAAATTATTATTGTTTTTGCGAAATAGCGAGTAAAGGAGAAGGTGTAAATGTACTTAAAATGCTTAGGCTCATCGTCAGCCGGAAATTGCTATCTGCTAACTTCCGACAGTGGAGAAACGCTTATCCTTGATTGCGGAATACCGATTAAGGAGATTAAAAAAGGCTTAGATTGGCATATAAGGGGGATAAAGGGTGTGATTATAAGTCACACCCACCTACCCTAGACCACAGCAAGTCATTAAACGATTTTAAATCAATGGGAATACCGATTTATGCACCATATATACAATACGCACAACACGAGGGCATACATCGTTATCACACGATACCATTTAGCGGTTTTGAAGTTAAGGCATTTGACCTAACAACAATAGACGGAAATTGGACACACACAAACGCAAATGGCGAACCTTGCCCGATATACGGCTTTCTGATTACTCACAAGGAAATGGGAAGAATGCTTTACATAACCGATTGTGAACTAATCAAGTGGAAGTTTAAGGACATAAACCACATTCTCTTAGGTGTGAATTACGACAAGGATTTAATCGACAGGGACAACACAGGCAAAGCTAATCACGTTTTCAGAGGTCACTTATCCATTGACACGGCTTGTGATTTTGTTAAGGCAAATTATTCAGATAACTTGCAGAACGTCATTATGTGTCATCTGTCGGCAGAAAATGCTGATAGTGGTAGTTTCATCGAGAAGATGAAAAAAGTCGCTTGTGGGGCGAATGTAGATGTTGCGGAGCGTAACAAGGAATGGGTTTTAAGGAAAGGAGATGAATGTCCGTTTTGATTAGAGAAAACAGAGATAACTACTGGATGTTAAATTGGCTCGATAAATTTATGGAAGGGCATAAAGGATTTATATGTGGCGGTTGCTTCAAGAATATTTTTAATCAAGAGAAAGTGAAAGACCTTGATATATTCTTTCAAAATGAGGGCGATAGAGAGGAAGCAGTTGATTACTTTGATAGTATGACAGCCGGATATACTGATGGAACAATGGAAGATGCTGTTTCGGAAGATGAAGCTAAATACAAGTTCTTGTATGAAAATGATAATGTAAAGGCTTATGTTCACAAAGAAACAGGAATAAGGCTCGAGTTAATCAGTAAAATCTATGGAACAGCAGAGCAGATTATAAGCCAATTTGATTTTTCTATCACTAAATTTGCCTACTACAAAGCAGAGATTGAAGATGAAACAGGGGCAGAAGTGGAAGAAATACCTTTTGATAATGGCGATAAAACGGAAACTCATATTGAATACAGGGTTATATATGATGATAAGTTTTTTGAACACTTACATCTCAAAAGGCTTGTCATTGATGATAAAATTCCATTCCCAATGAGTACATTTGAAAGAATGTTGAGATATGCAAAGTACGGATATTTCCCTTGCAGAGAAACAAAGTTAAAGCTGATTAAGGCTTTAAATGAGTTAAATAGCAGAGAGATTGAAGTATCTGAAAGTCTTTATAAGGGCTGGGATTAAATCCTAATGAGTGCCCTTTTTAGAAAGGAGAACTGAAATGAAGAAATCTGAACCAAAAATGATTTTAAATATATCTCTCAATAGTGAGGAAATTGAAGAAAAGGTCAAGATTGCTATGGACGAATATGCAGAGAAAGTTATTTATAAAAATCTTGATGAAGAAATTACAAAAATCGTTGACAGAAGAATTGAAAAACTTACGTCTGCTTCAAGCTGGAGTAGTGACAGGAAAATACAGGGTGTTTCTTTTGAGCAGTTTGTGAAAGAAAGGACCGAAAAAACTATCGGCGATTTTGTAGAAAAGAATATCAAAGAAATCCTTGCCAAGAGATTTGCTGAAATTATGACAGATAGGAGTTTTGATAATGATTAAAGGCAGAAAGGAGCAGAAATGGAGAGATTGACAGAAAGCAATCCATCGTGGATAGATGATGAATTATGGGAAAGGGCTTGCGAACCAGACTGTGAAGAAATAGACGCAGTATATCGAAAATTAAAAGAATATGAGGACTTAGAGGAACAGTGCAGACTTATCAAGCTACCTTGTAAAGTGGGAGATACAGTTTATGTTATTGTTGGGAAAAACATATCTGTGCAGAAGATTCAAAGAGCAACGATTGATTCAGAAATGAAAATTGAATTTTGCACAAAAAGAAGAGGATTTGCATTGTTTGATATTGGCAAAACAATATTCCTTACAAAATCCGAAGCCGAAGCAAAACTGAAAGAATTGAGAGGTGGAGAAAATGAGCGATAAGCAGAGCAATCTCACAGACAAAGAAATGGAAGATTTACAGAGCGTAGTAACTGACACATTAGCAAGTGTATGTGCTATGGCAGATAAGAACAACATTGACAGAGATAGTATGCTGAAATACTTTGCTGATATGCTCACAGCTTTTGCAGAAGTGGCGAGCATACAGAATTATGAAACTAACCGCACTTGTAACTGCCAGCATAACAGTAATTCAGGAGACAGTGAGCCTTGTTGCAGATGCGATAGCAGAAAGACCAATGCCGACAGGATAAGGAATATGCCAGATGAAGAGTTAGCGGAGTTTCTTATAACTTTTAAGAACACATTCGGCAAAGAATACGAGGGAGAAGCTAGTTGTATGGAATGGCTTCAATCAGAAGCGGAATAGGAGAGAATATGAAAGATAGATACTTATTTAAGGCAAAGAGGATTGATAATGGAGAATGGGTGAAAGGAGCTTTAGTATATGACGATAGGGACAGGTTGTACAGGATAATTACTGAAATTAACTATTCTACAGGAACTTGCTTAACAACAGATAATGCCCCAAGAGTTGATTTATCCACCATCTGCCGATGTACAGGCTTGAAAGATGAGAACGACAATCTAATTTGGGAAAATGATATCCTACATAATGGAAATTATTTTGTTGTCAAATGGAATGCACCTTGTGCAAGATTTGACATTGTATTACATAATTCAATTAACATTCCAATAGGAAAATGGGAGCCAATGATTTGCGATTGGAAAACCAATGATTTTAAAGAATATAGAAAAGCCGTTGATTATGAAGTTATCGGCAACATATTTGATAATAAAGAGTTATTAGAAAGCGAGGGATAATATGGCAAAAATATTTAGGTTTAGCGGCTACTTTGTAGAAAATGATGAGATAGAAGATGTAGCCAACTTTGAGGACAGAATTAGTGAACTATGTGTGGAAAGCGAGGATATTATTCAGCAGTTACATATTGAAGAAAGTGAGGAATTTGAAGCTGATGGAGAACTGGAAGAAAATTGTGACCTTGCATTACTTACAAGGCATTTTAAGGCAGATAACATCAGTACAGAATTTGACAGACCATTACCACGAAAAGGCGAGAAATACAGACATTTTAAGATTGGTAAGATTGTTACTATTATCGGCATTTCAAGGCACACAGAAACCGAGGAAATGTCAGTTGTGTATGAATATGAGGGACATATCTGGAATAGACCTCTTGAAATGTTTATGAGCGAGGTTGATAAGGAAAAATATCCTAATGTAGAACAGAAATATAGATTTGAGTTAGTAGAAAGTGAGGAATAAAGATGAGTGGGTTAATTGATTCATTAATTAAAATGCTTAAAGATAGCAATGCAGGATTTATCTCGGCTAAGGTAGGCGAGTACACGATTATTGTTACGGATGACGATGATGGAGCCAAGGTGCTTAATGAAGCTTGGGACAATTATGTAGAAGAAAGTGAGGAAAAGTAATGAATCGTGTGATTTTATGTGGGAGAGTTGTTAGAGATGCTGATGTTAGATATTCACAGACAGCAAACGGAAGTATGGCGGTAGCAAGGTATACATTAGCTGTTGACAGAACTTTTAAGAAAGAGGGCGAGCAGGCAGCAGACTTTATTAACTGTATCGCATTTGGCAAGAATGGAGAGTTTGCAGAGAAGTATTTACATCAGGGAACTAAGATTATCGTTGAGGGTAGATGGCAGACAGGCAATTACACTAACAAAGACGGACAGAAAGTCTACACTAATGATTGCGTTGTTGAAAGACACGAATTTTGTGAAAGTCGTGCTAATCAGCAGAATAATAATAACAATGGAATTATGGGCGGTAATGCTAGTTCAGACAGCTTTATGTCAATTCCAGATGGTGTAGCTGATGAGGGATTACCATTTAATTAAAGAGGTGTGAGTATGAAAGAGAATGAAGCAATAGAAAAGCTGAAAAATATGCGATTATATATGCAGATTACGGACAAGAACAACGATTGCAAGTTTACAGAAGATGATTACAAGGCTAACGAAACGGCAATACAGGCACTTGAAAAACAGATACCCAAGGAACCTATATTTGACCATAACCTTAGTGATACTCTTTCTATATTCCATTGTGAATGTGGAAACGCAATCAAAGTCAGTCATGATATAGGAATAATGAATAACAACAATGCACCAAATTACTGTAGCAAGTGCGGTTGTAGGTTAGATTGGAGCGATGAAGAATGAGACTGATAGACGCAGATAAATTGAACTTTCATTGCAATTATGATGGCGATTGTTCGGGAGATATATCGCATTGTAAAGAATGTGATAATTATGTATTAGATTATAGAGATATACAAGAACAACCAACATTCTTTGATATGGAAGCTAAACCTATTGATAATTTTGTGAATCCTTTTGAAGTAAAGGCAGGTGGCAATTCTTGAATTATCAGAACATAGCAAGAGTCAAGGCAATAGAACAGGAAAATAAAAAGCGACTATTGAAGCTTAATCCAAAGCTGAATGACAGGAGTGGGATTTACTTCTTGCTTAGAGAAGATGAAAACGGATTTAAGTATGCGTATATCGGACAGGCAGTACATACACTTAGCAGATTAGCAAGCCACCTTGTAGGCTATGAACAGCACATAGACCTTAGTTTACGCAAACACAAGCTGTACGACAAAGAGAAAAATCCTTATGGCTGGGGAAATCCTTATGGCTGGCGAGTTGAATTTCTGAATTTCCCCGAAAGCCAGCTTGACGAAAAGGAGAAGTATTACATCAAGCTATATGCTGATAAAGGTTATCAGCTTAGAAATGTCAGTTTAGGCGGTCAAGGAGAAAATCGTGCCAGTGGTTCAATAGGCGAGAGAAAAGCACCTAAAGGCTATATGCAGGGTGTACAACAGGGCAAAAAGGTGTTAGCGAGGGAATTATCCTCTATCGCAGAAAAACACCTTATAATCCGCTTAAAGCCCGAAAAAGAGCATAACAAGGTATCACAGAAACAGTATGAAAAGTTTATGGATTTATTGAAAGTAGGCGATTCAGAATGAAGATTTTAAGTAAGAAGAAATACAACAAACTCATTGAAGATTTTGAGGAATTGCAGAAAAAGGTCGAGGAACTCAAAAGGATAAATGAAAGTCTTGGGAAGAAGTTAGAGGACAAAAAGACAAGTTGCAAATTGAACAATGGCAAGGATTTCTGTTTTAAATGCGAAAACTCTTACAGATATAAGACATATTGGGGAACAACAGAAATCGAAAAATGCGGTTGTTTGCTTGATGTGACTTGTGAGGATTTTAAGAGAAAAGAAAGCGAGTGATTCAGAATGAGTAAAGCATACAGATGTGATGTTTGTGGCAAATTTTGTAGTGATTGTTATGAGATAAATGGATTTGATATTTACCCTGATGATTACGCGAAAAGAGGCTATCTAAATGTTAATAAAAAGACAGCGATAAATGAAATATGTGAAGATTGCTATAACGATATTAAGAACTACATTCACGATAAGGTATTTGAAACAGCTAAAAGCGTATAAAAAAATTCTATTAACTAAAAATCAAAGAAAGGAATAGGTTGTGCGCACATAAAACCGAGGTTTCCTTTTGGTAGATTTAAAATGTATAAAAAGAAGATTAAATGCGAGATATATCGTGATTCTATGCAGAATTACAAGAAATATGCAATACCGCCAGCACAGCTTATTATTGCTGATGTTCCTTACAATGTAGGAACTAACTTCTATGGAAGTAACCCTATGTGGTACAACGGCGGCGACAACAAAAACGGAGAGAGCAAACTTGCGAAAAAGGCGGCTTTCAATTCAGATTTTAATTTCAACCTTTATGAATACTTCCATTTTTGCTCAAAAATGTTGAAAAAAGAGGACACAAAACCTATCGCAAGGGGCAGAAGCAGTAATAGCCCTTGTATGATTGTATTTTGTTCATTTGAACAGTTATCAACATTGATTGCCGCCGCAAAGAAACACGGGTTCGTTAATTACATACCGCTTGTATTCTGTAAAAATTACAGTCCACAGGTACTTAAAGCGAATATGCGTATTGTTGGTGCTACGGAATATGCACTTGTGTTGTACAGAAATAAGTTGCCAAAGTTCAGAAACGGCTTGCAGATTGATAAAAATGGAAAGAATATCAGAGGTACAGGACATATGGTGTTTAACTGGTTTGACGGCGGTAATGAAGCGGAATGGGGCAGAACTTACTATAACAATGGCTCATATATGATGTGGGAAAAAGACGGGAAAGATGTACCTAAGATACACCCAGCACAAAAGCCTGTAGCAGTTCTTAAAAAGCTGATTGAGATTTTTACAGACGAGGGAGATGTAGTTATTGACCCTTGTTGCGGTGGCGGTAGCACGCTAAGAGCTGCCGCAGAACTTGACAGAAGTGCATACGGATTTGAGATTGACAGAAACTTTTACGAGCGTGCAAAGAATGAAATGCTTGTATTTGAAAAGGACAGTCAAATGAATATAAGTGATTTTATAGGAGATACAGTATGACACAGGACGGGCAATTTGAATTGACAGACTTTTTAGGTAAGAAGATTGAGAGTAAATCTGTTATGGACTTGACAGCTTGGATAAACAGCCAAGGCAAAGCACAGTATACGCAGATTGGTGAAGTTGTAAGGAATGCTTGCAGTTTGAATAAAGATAGCGGAGAACTTATTGAAAGGCTTACAAACGCTGTATCAGTGTATATTCTTAATCAGTCTATGGGATATATGGATTATTTACGAAAGGAAAGTGAGTAATGAAAGACGAAACAAAGCAGGAAATACAGATTTTACTTGACCTACTCAAAGGCAGTCTTACAAGAAATGGTGTAAGTATGGCAACGGACAATAGTGGCAACTTGATGTTCTTTGATACGTCTGTCTATGTTAGAAGTAAAGGCAAGGAATTTGACGGATTTAGAATTAACATCAACGATTTAGTGAAGTAACAATGTAGCAGAACTTGAAGAGGTAGACTATGAATAAAGGTTGGATAAAATTGCATAGGCAACTACTGGATTGTTGGATATGGCAAGCAAATGAACCATTTGACAAGCGTTCAGCTTGGGTTGATTTATTGCTTACCGCTAACCATTCAGATACAAAACTATTATTCAATGGAGAAATAATTACAATAACAAGGGGGCAGATTTTAACATCTGTCCGACAGTTATCGGTGAAATGGAATTGGAGTGTAAATAGAACATATCGTTTTTTAAAAATGCTAGAAAATGAAAATATGGTGCAAAAAGAAAGCAATGATAATAGAACACTTCTAACCATAGTAAATTATAGTGTTTTCCAGTTTTCAGAAAACAGTAACGGAAACACTGACGAACACACCAACGGAAACAGTAGTGGAAACACTAATAGAACACTTACGGAAACGCCAACGGAAACAGTGACGGAACACATACAAGAATGTAAAGAATGTAATAATGATAAAGAATTAAAGAATGATAAGAATATAAAAGAAAAAGATATTACTAACGTAATATCCAAAAAGAAAAGTTATTACCCAGATGATGAATTACTTGATGAAGCATTTAATGAGTATGTGACAATGCGTAAGAGAATTAAAAAACCTATATGTACCGACAAGGCATTACATAGGGCTATGAACACTCTTGAAAAGCTGTCAGGTGGAGATAATGACTTGGCTGTTAAAATTCTTAATCAGTCAGTAGACCATTGCTGGCAAGGACTGTTTGAGCTGAAAGAAGATAATTCTAATAAGCAAGGCAATCAGATTTTCAATAAGGGTGCTATTGACTGGGATAATGTGTAAAAAAAAGGGGGGCAGTAAGAATGAGCAGATTAGATGATACACTTAATGGAATTAATTTCAGATACGATTATCCGCACAACGGAAGGGTTGAATCACTTTTAAGAACAATAGCGATTAATAGTGCTATTATATGCGACAAATTAGATACTATTTCTAATCAACTGAAAGGAGATGGCAATGACAAGAGAAGAAACAGTTAAAATCATCCGCATTATGTGTGATTGCTACCCTAACTACAAGCCTAACAACTTATCCGAAACAGTAGATGTGTGGAATATGATGCTGAATAATTACAGTTATGAACAAGTGTCAGTTGCACTTAAAGCATACATCAACTCTGATATAAGCGGATTTGCTCCAAGCATAGGACAGTTGATAGGTAAAATACAGACTATATCACAGCCACAGGAACTTGATGGAATGACGGCTTGGGGATTAGTTAGTAAGGCGTTACGGAATGGCACATATGGGGCGGTTGAAGAATTTAATAAGCTACCGCCACTTGTCAGGCAGGCGGTTGGTATGCCAGATAACCTTAAAAACTGGGCGACATCAGATTATCAGACGATAGAAACAGTAATACAATCAAATTTTCTAAGAACTTACGAAACAGTTGTTGAGCGTGCGAATGAAATAAAACGTATGCCAGACAATATCAAATCACTTATCGAAAAGACGAATGCAAATTCGTATAAGGCTCAAATCGAGCAAAAATTCCAAAGAGATATAAATACATTACAAATTAAAGAAAATGCCCTTATTGGCCAAAATACAAACGCAGAAGAGTATATTGAAGCACCTCAAGATATTCAAGAAAGAATAAACGCCATGAGGTAAAAATTATGAAACCCCAAAATTGTATTTATCCCGATTGCTTTAACTGTACTTTAGATGATTGTTTATACAATACGCTTGAACAGCCGGATATAGTTCAGCAAAATAAACTAGATAAAGAAATTGCCTTTAGAAATAAATTAGAGCAATTAGAACCTAAGCAAAGAGCAAAGGCTATATATGACAGAATGTATGAACAGAGCGAAAAAGGCAAAGCTAGACGCAGACGATATAATCAGTCAGAAGAACATAAAATTAGCCAGAAGAAATATTTTCAGACTAAAAAAGGCAAGGCTGCACAAAAAAGGTATAAGCAATCAGAAAAAGGCAAAGCTGCACAAAAAAGAATAGAAGCTAAAAGGATTGAAACCAGTAAAAATGCCATATACTGTAAAAGATATCGGGAGAAAAAGAAAAGAGAGGCTATGTTAAATGAGCAAGTCGGAACAACGAAGATTTCAAGAACAAATGATGAGAGTTCAATTAAACAGGCAGAAGAATAAAGAAAATAAAGAAATGTTTGGTAATGCCTTAACGATTCTATTATGGGTCCTACATGATAAATTTGGATTTGGAAATAAGCGACTAGAACGGCTTATTGATGAGATTGACAAATTCAATGAGAATTTTAACGCAGGGCTTATAGATCCGAAAGAACTTATTGAACAGCTAGAAGAAGAAACAAAAATAAAAATTAAATATTAAGGAGTATGGCTTATGAAGTTTTCAGAACTTACTAAGCCGGAACTTGAAAAGATATTGGAAAATGCCAATTTTACCGAGGAAGAATTGAGAATTTTCAAGTTGCTTGTGGGTAATATGAGCTTAGAGCAAATTAGCCAGAGGCTCATGTTATCCAAAGCAACAATTTCAAGGAGAGTTAAGGATATAAAAATCAAGATAGAAAGGACTGATGAAATGGTTAAAACAATCCCTATATGGGAAAAAGTAACACTGACAGTTGAAGAAGCGTCTGAATATAGCAATATTGGAATTAATAGAATTAGTACAATGCTTAATGAGATTAGTTGCCCCTTTGTTTTAAAGGCCGGAAATAAAAGGCTTGTCAAGCGTAAAGAGTTTGAGAAATATATAGAAAAAAGTAGGGAAATATAGAGATATATTGAAATATAAGCTATTGTGTAGTAATATTAATTATCACGCAATAGCTCTTTATTTATTGAAAGGAGCTAAAGAAAATGGGAAAGGATTTAAAAGGTAAAGAGCTAGGAAATGGAATCTGTCAACGGAAGAACGGAAAATATTGTGGCAGGTATGTTGATAGATTCGGTCAGAGAAAAAGCATTTATGACGATAAACTGTCAGAATTAAGAAAGAAACTTGCAATTGCAATAGCTGATAGTCAGTCATTTACAAGCATAAGAGATAACATTAAGTTGGACGATTGGTTTAATCGTTGGGTAGATGTGTACAAAAAGAAAAGTGTACGCCCCAATACACTTAGGGAATACACTCACATATACACTAAGAATATATCACCTTTTTTGGGAAATCGCAACATAAATTCCTTTGTTAAGTCGGATATTCAACAATTAATTGATATTACTGACGATAAGGGCTATGGATATGAACGGCAAAACAAAATTAAAGTTATATTATCAGACATGTTTTCAAGAGCGATGGAAGATGAGCTTATGTCCAGAAATCCAACAAAAGGAGTTAAATTGAGGGCAAAAAAGGAAGTTTTCGCTAAAGCATTAACAATTGATGAACAAGAAGTATTTTTTGAATGCTGTGCTGGCACATTTTACGACAATCTATTTAATATTGCTGTAAATACAGGGTTGAGACCGGGAGAACTTTTTGCCTTAACTGAAAATGATATTGATTTTGAAAATGGGCTAATAAATGTATCTAAGACGCTTGTATATCAGAAATACCTTGATGATGAACGCAAGGAATTTCATTTAGAAGAGCCTAAAACAGAACAGAGCAATAGGAAAGTGCCTATGAACAGCTTATGCAGAAAGTATCTTGAAAGGCAGATAAGGCAGAAGCATGTTATCAAAAACAAACAGCCTAAAGAGCAGAACGACTATTTATTTACGACAAAATTTAACACACCACTTAATTCAGTTTTATACAGTGCGGCGATTGATTCTATTGTAGATACAATAAATCTTGTCCATTCTGTTGATGAAGAAATGGAATATTTCAGCGGTCACGCTTTAAGACACACATTTGCAACAAGATGCTTTGAGGCGGGTGTGCAGCCGAAAGTTGTTCAATCATATTTAGGTCATGCAACATTACAAATGACAATGGATTTATACACACATGTTATGCCACAGAAAGCAAGTGACGACATTGAAAGAATTGTTAAAAACGAAAATAAAATTGTTGATTTTGTGAAAAACGTGGTGTAAATGCGGTGTAAATATACGCCATACACCAACTAAAAATCCAGTATTTATGCTATTTAGAAGATTAAAAATGTATAATATTTTAGAAACTTATTATGTATACCAGATAACTCCTTATGACCTTAATGAAAGTTATGATAATTACTGTATTTAAGGGATTTTGCGGAGGATAAAATAAAAGTGCTTACTCCATCTATACACCACATAAATCTATATATTTCTATGTATTTCAATGGCAAAATGGTGTAAAAATGGCGTACGGAAAATTTAATGGTGTACGGATAAAGACAATTGAATAAAAGAGCTTTTGCGTGATGTAAATATGAGAAGAACTTGATAATGTTCTTCTCTTTTTTTATGCCAAAATTAAGTTAGAAAGAGAGGTAGTGCGAATGTTTTCGGATGAAATTAGAGAAAAAATCTTAAGCAAAGAAGAATTACAGAAACTTGACTTAGTAACATTATCTCTTGTTATCCACGCAATCGAAGAAGTCTTGGAGGAGGTAGAAGATGATAAACAATCCTTATCAGACAACACCTATGATGAATAATAATTATATGCCTATGCAGAATCCATATGCGGATAGAATGAACTTTTTGCAAAATTATCAACAGAGCTTACAACAGCCAGTGGCAGGGACACAAATGTCCTTAGCAAATCAACAACCTATGCCACAGCAGATAGTAGGCATTAACGGAAGAATAGTACAGGCGGTTGAAAATATTAACGCTAATGAAGTGCCTATGGATGGCTCAATGGCTTTTTTCCCTAAGCAGGATATGTCAGAGATTTATGTTAAGGGTTGGAATGCTGACGGAACAATTAGAACAATTGTGTATAAGCCTTATACAGCCCCAAAAGATAATCAGACAGTAAATTCTATGTCTAACGCAGAAAACGCTAAATTTACCCTATCAGACGAAAGCACACAGCTATTCTTAAATAAGTTTGAAGAGTTATCGGAGAAAATAGGACAGTTGGAAGATAGATTTGATAAATCTTTAGGAACACAGAGAAAAACTTCAAAAACTCAAAGTAAAGGCGGTGATGAAGAATGAACCCAATTAACATTTTTCAGATGATGAAAGCTGGCCCGCAACAGTTTATACAGCAGATGATGGGAAATAATCAGATTATGAGCAATCCTATGATGAAAAACACTATGCAGATGGCGCAGCAGGGCAATATGCAAGGCATAGAGCAGATGGCTAGAAATTTATGCAAAGAAAAGGGGTTAAATGCAGATGATGTATTTAATCAGATAAAAAGCAGATTTGGTAATTAGTAGCATATTAGATGTCTTTGCAAACTACCTAGGTGACATCTTTATGAATATATTTTTAGGAGGTAACAATATGTTTTCAAACTCAAATTGTGCCAGCATACCATTAGTCGCTAATATTGACGGCAACGGCAATAACGGCGGATGGGCTGATGGTGGATGGCTTTGGATAATCGTTGTATTTGCATTACTCTTTGGATGGGGCAATGGTGGATTTGGCGGTTTTGGTGGCAACAATGGCGGTGGCTATGTTGCGACAGCAGCTACACAGGCTGATATTCAGAGAGGATTTGATAATTCAGCAGTTATCAGCAAGTTAGATGGCATTTCTAACGGCTTATGTGACGGCTTTTATGCCATGAACAACAGTATGCTCACAGGTTTCAATGGTATTAACACAAATGTCATGCAGACCGGTTATGGCATCCAGCAGGCTATTAACGCTGATACAGTCGCTAATATGCAGAATACCAACGCTTTACAGTCACAGCTTGCTAACTGTTGCTGCGAGACAAGGGAAGCTATCCAAGGCGTAAACTACAACATGGCAACTAACACTTGCGCTTTGCAGAACACCATGAACAACAACACGAGAGACATTATTGACAGCCAGCAGGCAGGAACGAGAGCTATTCTTGATTACTTATGCGCAAAGGAAAATGCGGATTTGAGAGATAAGGTGCAGAGACTTGAACTTTCTGCTTCACAGGATAGACAGAATGCACTTCTGACTACTGCAATGACAGCGCAGACACAGCAGATTGTCAACTCTGTAAATCCTACAGCTATTCCAGCCTATGTTGTGCCTAATCCTAATGCTTATGCTTATGGATGTGGTTGCAATACAGGATGCGGCTGCTAAACAATTAAATAATCAAGTATCTTAATCAAATTTGCTCGGTTTAATTCTTGGTTTAAATCGGTTTAATCGAGTTAAGTATCGAGTTTCACTCGAAAGAAAACTCGAAAGATTATGTCTGCTAAGCAGTATTACGTTGGTACCGACATTGATGTCGGGAGCATGGGGCAGACTTGTATGGTTTGCCCTTATTTTTATGAAAGAGAGGTAAAGATAATGGAAATAACAGGAATCGCATTACAAACAGTTGCCGCCGGAGAAGATGTTGCATTTACAGAAACACCGGTATGCGGTAGCAAATGTATAGTCCACAGACAGGGAAGTGGAATTATCAAGCTAAGAGGTATCACCAATCAGTGCAAGGCTAGATTTTTAGTATCTTATAGCGGCAATATTCAGATACCGACAGGAGGTACAGTTGAAGAGATTTCACTTGCCATAGCAGTAGACGGAGAACCTTTGCAGTCAACACGAATGATAGTTACTCCGGCAGCAGTACAAAATTTATTTAACGTTTCAGCTCAGGCATACGTTGATGTACCTTGTGGCTGTTGCAGTACTGTAGCGGTGCAGAATACATCAACACAGGCTATTGAAGTACAGAACAGTAATTTGATTGCAGTAAGGGAGGCTTGATGATATGCATAAATGGGCTAAACAGATTATGGAATGTGTCAAGGCTAAGGTTGAAGCAATCGGATTAGATAGCTTTGAGGGGCAGAACCTTGACGATTTAAAGGATTTTACAGAAATAGCGAAAAACATAGCTTGCTTTGACAAGGATTACAGAATTGTTGAAGCTATGGAAAAGTCAGAAGATAATGAGGATATTATGCGTATGCTTGAACAGTACGAAGATTATCCGGACAGAAGATATTATGACCACTACCGCTATGCTAACGGCAGATTCGCCCCTAAAGGCAAGGGAACATACCGCAGAGGATATGAAGAGCCGCCATATTACCATATGTACCCAGAAGCAGAGCATATGAGGGATATGGATAGAGATTATGGCAAGATGTACTATACAGAGCCAATGTCTGAAAGCAGTTATGACAGAGCAAAGAGAAACTACACAGAAACTAAGGAAATGCACAAGAATAACACGCCAGAAGATAAGGAACACAAGATGAAGTCGCTTGACAGCTATACTAAGGAACTTGCAAGCGATATTACAGGTATGGTGGCTGATATGTCAGCAGAAGAGAAGAACTTGCTTAGAACGAAGTTAAGCACTCTTGTATCTAAGATATAATTTAAAAGGCTATGGGTAGCAATATTCATAGCCTGTTTTATTCAGAAAGGAGCATACAGATGATTTTTAATATTAATGGCACAATGTGGCAAGTGCAATATAAAAATTCAAATTCGGGTGAATTAAAGCGGTCAGACGGCACAATCAGCTTAGGTGTAACTGATAGAAATACACATACAATTTATCTGTCAAACGCCTTGCGTGGATTTATGGAACGCAAAGTGCTGATACACGAAGTGTGCCACGCAATCTGTATGTCCTATGATGTGTATTTGCCTATCGAACAGGAAGAGATATTGTGCGATTTTGTGGCAACTTATGGCGATGAAGTATTTGACATTGTTGATATGGTTTTAGGAGCAGTTAGGAGAGTGGGATAATGAGTATTGATGAGCTATTAAAGATAATTCAAAAGACTAATCCGACTATGACTAAGGAAATATTGATATATGAGCTTAGTCAGTGCCGGTATTCAAGTAAAGCATTAATTTATACAGAAAGTTGTTGTGTTGACAATAATATTTAAAAATGCTATTATTTAATAGATGTAAACAATTGATAATTAATATATCATTTTACCTTAATAGAACCATAGTGGAAAGTTGCATTGATACATTTTTGTATAGGTGCAACTTATTTTATTTTAGAGGTTTTATTATGAGAGTTGTAAGATTAAAAATGTATCAAGAAATGGCTAGATTCAATAATCCATCAGCGCCAAAAGGTGCAGATTGCTACCCTTTGCCACCATTTAGCACAGTTAATGGGTTTATTCATTCAATGTGTCAATGGAAAAGGTATCATAAATTAGATTATTTTGTTACTGGCAAAGGAATTTATAATACTAAGGTGCAAAAAGAATGGCACGGTGGCTATAATTTCAACAAAATTAGTGATGAAATGCTTAAGCGTTGGGATGTTATAACAGATTATGCAGACGGAAGCCATACCGGCTGGGTTAGTACAGTTAAATATCATCTAATGCTAGTTGATTTATATACAACTATATACATCAAAGCTGATGATAGTGACATAGATGATATATACCATGCTTTACTAAATCCGCCGGTATATCCATCATTGGGCGAATATGGTGATTTATGTAAGATTGAAGCAGTAGATATTGTAGAACTTAAGGAGCTTGACAAACCTATATCAGCTCCATTAGATACGCAATCTTATATTCCTGTTAATAAAGGCAATTTTGCAGGAACTATCTATAGAATTAATAACAAATACGAAATCATCAAGGGTCTTAGGCGATTCCAGAAAGTTTCTTGTTATTTGGTGGATAAAGGACAGGAAGTTGTTAGTAATCTTTTTGATGACGATAAACCGATTATTTTTATAGATTAATTTAAACCCCACGGAATATAATGCAACTTTTTTGCTACCTCCGTGGGGTTCTCTTTTATATTCGCAATTTCGATTTTGACAATTTTTAAAATCCGTTTCGGATTTCGTTCAAATCCTACTTAAAAAATTGAAAAAATTTTTTAAAAATTTTAAATGCGCCGTTTCAAATACCCCCGTCATATGCAATTTTGAAATCCAAAAATCGGTTGAAAACTTTTATCAGATTTTGACCTCGATTTCGTTTAGATTTGCCTTGAAAAATTGATGAAAAACTTTAACAGATTAAAGTGCATTATATAAACTTGACCGGCTACGGTTCGTGCTTATTTTGGTGTCGTGGCTTTGTAGTTTAACTTGTACGGCGGTTTTATTTTACAAGTACATAATTGCAAGGGTTAACACCTGCACGCCTTAAAACGCCTTTAACAGCGTTACATAAAATGGGTATAATATGCCCTTACAAATTGTGGAAGCTGTCGCCAGTTCTGGAAGATATACCAGAACGCACACCGCCCCCGACTAGGTACACTTGTACACCTGAAAAGGCATAAAAAGCCTTATATATAAGCATAGCATTATTATATTAATTTTTCAAGGTACACAAACAAAAGCATATAAAAATATATACTTAATGCTTGCGGCTAGAATCAAACCAACCAGAACCCACAGCAAGCCAAAAAGGGCGCAACCTGTACGCCCTTAAAATTAAATATAACAAAAATCGCCTTGCATTCCTGCATTTATAATCATTTTCCCATCATCGCGGCGATAAACCACGCCGCAACCGCCATCATGTAAAGACCAAATAAGCCACCCCGGCGGCGTTGTTGCTTTTTTGTTTTTATAGTCAAAAAAACAATAGTGCGGTTTTATTCCGCTTTTTTCTTGCTCAAGGGCATTATTTATAATTTCATCGTCTGTCAATAACAGCTGCGCCCCGTTTTTTAAATGTCCGCAAAATCTCATGTTTTATACCTCCATATTCTTAATATTATTTCTTAAAAGGAAAAATCCGCCGCCGGTATCGGTCCGGCTGGCATTCTCTGCGGCGGTTAGTTTTTTCCATAATAATTTATAAAATCATTCTGTATATTGTTATCTTTAACATATTTGTAAAAGTTTAAAAGCATTACAAAGTCTCCTGCACTTATATTATATCCTTTGTTGTCTTCAGTGCTTACGCTTATGTTTCCGTCGTGCTTTGCTTGGCAAACTTCCAGCTTCCCGCCGTTGTTTGCATCAAAAGAAATTTTTCTCATTTTCATTTCCTCCATATTTTCAAAATTTCCCGGTTATCCGGTAAAGCAAGCCGGAGGAATCGAACCCCCGGAAGTGTGCCAGCCTTGCTAATTATTTGCTTGCTAAAATCTCCCTTGCTAATAAGTCCCAATAAAGACCATCGCCGCGCTTATCAAGCCATTTTTCAGCTTCTTCTGTACTTTCGTCTAACCATTCAGCCATAAGTTGAATAATATCGTAGTAACTATAATCAACGCCAACGCCTAAGCCTCTAAGCCATTCTATGCAAGCGTTACGCTCTCCAAGTCTTGCGACTGCCCAGCCGTATTCATTTATAAACTTGTTCTTGATGTCTTTAATTGTGTTAAGTTCTTCACTCTGTGCAACCTCTGTTAAATAATTTCTAACTGCTGCCTTAACTTCCTTGCTGTTTGTTCTTCTCATTTCTTTTTACCTGTGCTATAATATAGCTACCTTTCTTTTTTTGATTGGTGGCGGTTCGTTTCCTTGGTCGGGGCGACCGCCTTTTTATTTGCAAGATTATAATATCACTTTAAAAAGAAATATGCAAGTGCTTTTATAACTTTTTTAAGAAATATTTTTATTGACTTTTAGAACTTGCTATATTATTATAAGAAATAAATAAAACAATATAGAAAGGAGCTGTTATAATGCTTAAATATCGCTTTAATGTCGGGGATGCTTTAGAGCGTGCTGGATTTAACACATATAAAGCCAAAACAAGCGGATTGTTGAGCCAAGACACGCTTAAGAAGATAAAAAACGAAGACACAAATATAAATGCTAAAAGTATAAATAATCTTTGCTTGATTCTGGATATGCAGCCGAAAGACCTCTTCATATATGAAGAGACAGAGGAAGAAAGAGAACTAAAAAAGAAATTGTAAAATATTTTAAAATATCACTTGCGAAAGTGATAACAATATGATATTATAATTGTACAAATTAAGAAAGGACAGCCGAAAGGCTGAAAGGTGGAAAGGATGAAAACAATCGAATTATTAAACAAGGCTGTTGAGCTTGGATTTAGCAGAGAAAAGGCGCTTGCAGACATAGACACAAGCCTTGACGAAATAATCGGAGCAGAGAACAGAAAGCCAATCACAGAGGAAGAAGTCAGCGAAGAGCTGGCGAATGATGTTTTATTTGGGTTTGAATGTGAAAAAGAAAGCAATTAAGAAAGGTTAAAAGGTGGAAAAGATGGAAAGAGACGACTTTAAAAAAATAATTAAATTAAGGTGTGGCTTAAAGGATAAAAAAGCTAGTAATAGTATTAAAACGCCTTATGATGGTTATTTAAAAGAATATATTACAAAGCTTGTTAAATCACAAATGGAGATTGACAGCCTTGGTATTATGTTAAATGGAAATTTATGTTTGGCATATGGCGGTGGTTGGAATGTTGAAGAACAGCGTACCGACGACTATACGCTTATATCTGGCGATTATTACAGCGAAACCTGTTCAACCGAAGAAATGAAGCAGCGAATAGCTGTTTTAGCGGCTGAAATAGTAGACGATTAAAGAAAGAAGATAATATGATTTAGGCGGTGTATATTGTTATACATCGCTTTTTAATGCCTATTGATTAATTATATTTATTGTGTTATTATATTGCTAATAATTAAATATATAAGATTTACACCCGATAATATTAGTATTGTTATCGGGTTATTTTTATGTTATTAGATATATAATAATTAATTAGCTGGAGCAGATCCAGCAGAAAGGGGAACGAATGGAAAAAGTACAGGAAGCACCAGACACGCCCGAAGTATTTCAAAACGACATAGAACTTTATTTATCGCAGTTTTGCGAAGAACACAATATCGAAGATATGACCAAAGAACCACAAAGCCGATGGAACGCCGCCCTAATGTATATAAATAAATACGTTTTCAGTGATAAAAGTATATTAAAGTTAAATAAGAATATTAATAAAAATAATACTAACTGTATTATGGATAGTAATTTTTATATGTATGATTTAGATAAATTAGAGTATATATTATATATATATTATTATATGTGTTCTATGTATGATAAAGAATGTAGTATATTAGGCTTTAGCTTATTAACTGGAATACACAAAGATACTTTTATGGATTGGGGAGCGAATGAGAGAAAGCTAAGTACAAAGGGCTTCGAATTGGTTCAAAAACTGCGAGATTTTAGAGAAGAAAGTTTATCAAACAAGCTCGCAACTGGCAATAAAAACCCTGTTGGAATCCTTGCAATACTCAACAGACACTTTGCTTGGAATCTCCCAGGTGTGAGCAGAGAAAGCGCCACAAAGACCATTAAAACAGCCGCAGACCTTCCGCAGCTCGGCACATCTGGCAACGCTCAAGGCTCTAATGTTCGTCAAATTGCACAACAAGAAATCATTGTGCAAGATGTACAAGAAATCCCACAAAGCCAGTAAACGAGCGGACTCTAGCTGTTTGGTTCACGATAACATGATTTCGCTAAAGTTGAGTTTAGCGAAGTGATAAAACAGAACATTTGAACGATAAAAGTACAACAAAGCCAGTAAACAAGCGGATTGACAGCGATTGTGTGATAATTATTTATTGCGCAATGGCTCCGCTTTGGCTGATTTCGTTGTGCATGATGTACAAACGCAGGGCGTGGGGGTTATATATCCACGCATTGCACGCCTAACTAAGTCGCTCAAATATTCTCAAAAATAAAAAGGCTTATTATATATATTCATAACCAACCAATAATAATTTATTAAACTATATACAATAACCATTATATTTATTAATATATAGCTTTGATAATAACCCATATAATATAATCAATTAAATCTACTGTACAAATCTGATAGATAGGTGTATAATAGACACATCTTAATTATTCACAAGATATTCAATGAATACACACATCAAAACGGCTAATTCAGCCGAGTAAATTCCAAAAAATTTTAAAAAATAAAAAAGAGTTAGGAGTTAGAAATGCAGGGAGCAGAGTATCAGGCTTTGGCTATGCGTACTAACGATAAAAAGTCTACAGATAGGCTTCTGAATAAGATTAATAACTTAAAGATTGGTAATCGCGGTGAAGATACGCCAGAGATTGAATTAGGTGGTGTTCTTAATGCTGCATTAGGTTTATCCGGCGAGGTTGGAGAACTTAACGACATGCTTAAGAAATGGATTTTCCATGAAAAGCAGTTAGATGCCGAACATTTAAAGCGTGAAATCAGCGATGTATGTTGGTACTTAGCTTTGATGTGCGATTCTTTTGAGTTCAGCCTTGATGAAATCATGCAGATTAACATTGATAAGCTGAAAGCAAGATACCCAGAGGGATTTGATACTTACAAAGCTAATCACAGACAGGCAGGTGATGTCTAATGAAATCAAGAAATATAATAAATATGTGCCTTAATTGTGAAAATAGGCTGAAACTATTCAATCAGCGACCATGTAATGATTGCGTTGTAAGTGGTGGGGAAAATAACAATTTTACACCTCTCAAAGATGTTGCACCTAGCGTCAATGAAAAACCGGTAAATGACAATGTTAATCATCCTAGCCATTATGCAACCGGTAAATATGAGTGCATAGATGTTATGCTTGAGATATTTGGTGTTGAAGCTGTAAAGACATTTTGCTTGCTTAATGCTTTTAAGTATAACTACCGCACTGGCAACAAGAATGGCTTAGAAGATATTAAAAAAGCTAAGTGGTACATTGACAAATACATAGAATTGTCAGAATAGCCATATCAATGCCTCATAGCCAAGCGGTAAGGCACCGGACTTTGATTCCGTTAGCGTGGGTTCGAATCCCACTGGGGTAGTTTGTCTTACTTTTATCGTAGACTACCATGTTTTGCATTTTAAGGTAGTCCTCCTTTCATGTACCTCTTTGGATTTTGTTCAGTTAAAAGCGGTGCAAGACCGCTTGAGAGGGCTTGGCGTGTATATACACAGTCATGTGAAAACCAACTTATCAAGAAGCACTCCTTACGAAAATACCCCTAATATTTTATTGTTTCTGTTCTTGTTTCTTGATAGCCGTTATAAGCGGTATTTGCCGATATGGGATAAAGGTATTCCAGTAGCTTGCTAAGCTATCCAACAGAAATGTTGTTCGTGTTCGATTCACGATGTCGGCGTTTTGAAAGCACTTCTTAGGTCTGCGTGCGTAATGCTGTTTGCGGACTTATCCTAGGTTAAGAGGTGTGAGTAAGTTGCTATGTGCTGAAATAGGTAGCCAGTATTGCAGTAGATTTATGAGTTGAAATCTGCAACTTAGATAACTCGTCTTAAGTGTCATGTGGAGGTGCAAATCCTCACCATAGCAAGTTTTCGGGTAGCTCCCGAATAAGCAGGCGTTGCAGTATTCCCTGCTGAAATAATTAAAATGTTTGTGTTGGTTGATTTGCGAACAGGATGGCAAATAGTGTAATGAAGTGCCATAAATACTTTCCAACACAAGAAACTGTACAACGGATAGTGGTTCAGTTGAGAGTAACGCTTGATTTGTTCAAGTAGTCACAGGTTCAAGTCCTGTCTATCCGATTACAACAAACTAGGTTAGCTACCGAAAAGCACAAGCCTTAGTGCCTGTTTGTTGTTTTGTTAATAAGGCTATTATCAGAAAGGCAGGTAATAATTATGCTATCAGAAAATGAAATCCAAACAAAAGTTAATTTCTTATCATCAGCAAGGTGCAATCACACATTTCACAAATATATTGACATAACAGGTGATTTGATAGAGGGTACGCTGTTATCAAGAATTTTATATTGGTTTGCACCAACTAAAGATAACAAAAGCAAGGTCAAGGTATACAAAGACAGTGAATATTGGATTGCAAAGCAAAGAAAAGACTGGTGGGAAGAGATAAGAATTACTGAAAGGCAGTATGACAAAGCAATTAAATCGTTGGTGGAAAAGAAATTTGTAATTACAGCAAAATACAAATTTAATTCAATGCCGACTATACATATACGACCTAATTATGATGTTATCAATGCAGAGGTTAGTAAATGGGAAGATAATATCAGGCAAGAAGTTATAGCAGAAGATAAAGGACAGAAATTACAAAATGAGAAAAACGGGAATGACACAAAATGTAATTCCCAAGGGAATAACACAAAGTGTAATTCGGGAGTGCCACAAGATGTAACTCTTTTAACAGGGATTACTAACAATGATTACCCTAACACTAATTACGAAACATTGAGTACAAAATGTAATTCTCTTAACAGAGAACAATGTAATTCTTTTTTACCCAAAGATAAAAAAGTGAAAGAGTTTAAGCCGATAAGCGAATACTCTCAAAGTGATTGGGAAGTTGCCGAGGAAAGAATGATAAGCAGAGCTGGTAAGATAGCTTATGATTGGACTAATGATAAAACACTTAAAGAAAATGTAGAAGCATTCTTTAAATACTTTTTAGATAAACACGGAGAATGTACTGGAGAATATCACTACCCATTAACAGATAAGGTTTTATCAAGAGTAGTAGATAATTTAACAAAAGAAACCGACATAGAGCGTGACGGATATACAGATACCTATTATGCGGCTATAAGTGATATGGACGATAATACAGACTACAAGATGCTAGTTGATGAATATTTCAATACAAAGTTTTCGGCAAAATGTGATTATAGCTTAGTTCATTTTTCTTCGGAGAATGTTTTAATCAACATTATGAACCACGCTTGTAAGAGTAGTTGGTGTGAAAGTAAGGAATTGTAGGAGGTATTTATTATGAGTTCATATAAAGATTTACAGACCAAGATTTTTGAAAGAGATAATTATACTTGCAGATATTGTGGAAAGAGTAGCAGAGAATACAGAGCATTGGTAATGACACATATAAGAACAGCTTCAATGTGCGGCGATGATAGAGAGAGCAATTTAATTACATTGTGCAGACATTGTTACAATCACATTTCTAACAATGAGATTAGGGCAAAGTTTGAAACAAAAGAAAATGCTGATTATTTTTGGGGATTATACCACGAAAAAGTCAAAGGGTATTGTTATTATACAAATTACATCAAAAAGGTATTTACTGAAAATGGTGTACTTATGACAAGACCGCAGATTGATAAATATGTCAGTATATTTGTTAAAAATGATGATGATTTCAACGCTTTCAAAGCAGAACTTCAAAATACAGGTTATAAGAATATGCCATCTAAAATGCGTAGTGATGTAAGAAAATATAATCATCAAGTTGAAAATCAAAGTAAGGAGTGATTATTATGGCAGCAGGTGTACATCCACTAAATAAAGATAAATTCTATGAAGCAATTAACCTGTACATATCGGGACAGGCTTCACAAGTAAAGGCGGCAAAAGTAGCAGGTTGTAGCGTACCGACATTTAAGAAATACGCTAACAAGATTTATGGCGGCGAAGAGTTGCCAAATAATTTATGGGGGAAGAATAATGATTGAGAGAATTGTTAATCGTTGGATAAGACACAAGACAAAGAATTTAACAAGAATACCATTGTTTATGATGACATTTAACTATCGTAAATATAAAGCAGACGGAAAGAAAGACAGTTGCATGTTTTACGCGCATCCAGATATTGCCAATGATGAATTTGTGAAAAGCAAATTACAGGAAGTTGTTGACTATATCAGAGATAACTATGATTTGGATATATTTACGAAGATTTGAGGTGTGATATGAAAGATTGCTCAATTTGCAAATATTGTGATGAAGATTTTGATTTTGATGAAGAAACAGGAGAAGAATATCCGGTTTATGAATGCCAAAAAGGGAATGATACATCACTTGACTATGAGTGCAAGGATTTTAAGAAATACAAGCCTCAAAAATATAAAGAGAAAAATACCGAATGCGATATATGCGAATACAGAGAAGAATGTGCAAAATATAGTTCCGGGATAGACTGTACAACCAACATGGATATAAAAACGCATATTATTTATCCACAAGACAAATGCATTAAAAGGGCAAAAGAACTAGGTGTTGAAATACCCAAAGATATCCAGAAAGCTACAGATTGTAAATATTATGAAATGTTAAGTTACGGAGTGCTTGGCGCGACTCATACATGCGTGAATGAGAAAAGTAATTGCTATTTAGATTACCCAGTTATATGCCTTAAGGGGTGCGGATTTTATGAAAAAGACAAATCTATATATAGCATGAAGCACTTTGAAATAAATAACATATCTTTCGATGTTGGTTACGGAGAGCAATATGCTATTGATGTTACAAATGAACGATTAGACATTGTTGGCATGCAGGTGCTTGGTAGAAAACCTATAAGGATGGTCGAAAAGGACTATGTGAGAAATGGCATAATAATTAAGGCACTTGAATACATAGCTTGCAATAACTGGAGAAAAAGACACGGATTGCCAATGTTAAAACACTATTCACACAAAACAAAATAGTCAATAACGGATTTTTATTTAATAAGTGAGGGCGGCTTATATGAAACATCAAAAAGAATGGCACACTTGTGACAGGTGCGGAAAAGAGATAATACCTAAGAGCTGGAAAGAAGTTAGATTTAAGCAAGTTGGATGTTGCGGAGATATAGTTCCCACTTTTGAAGATAATGATATGTGCCTTGAAATCGAGAATGTCCGTAGATATAAATTTTTAGAAAAAACATATGAATTATGCCCTAAGTGTAGGAAAGATTTTGAGAGGTTTATGAGGAATGAGTAATGCTTTTACGGTTATGTTTTTAATTGCGATTATAGTAACTGTGGCACTTATGATATCTATATGCATTGCAGGAACAGTGTTTTTGCTTGAAGAAACAGGAGTGCTTGATATATTTAGAGAGATTATTCATAAAAAAGAAATGCCAACCAATAGAAAAATTCAATACATGCGATACAAACCCTGGTTGCGAACTAGAGCCTATGGAATGCAGTTTTGCGGTTGAATATTCCACATGGGAAGAAGCTAATAACGGAGCACGCAAATTTATGTGCGGTCGTGATAAATGCAAATATTAGAAACGAGGTGGCAAATATGAAAGCAATCAAAAAATTAGAAATTGACAGGACGGAATCGCCAGTGAAGATTTACATTGATGGAGAAAGACTTGATTTGTCAAATGTTGTAAGTATGAACATAGTGCTTGATGTGGACAGGATGACGGTTCATATAGTCAAAAATGAAGTAATGGTTTTTGGCGATAAATAAATATATTACCGGCTAACAAAAGGAGTTAGTCGCTACCCTAGAAAAATTATAGGCAGAGGTCTATAAGCGCCTTTGCTGAAAAGTGGAGGTGCTTTTCTTATGGCTAGTCAGAGCCTTATTTCTACAATCAATGGATATGAAAATTACATAGAGAGAAATGGAATAGATGAACAGGTAATTGATGCCTATGTAGACGCTTGCAGTGTAGCCATAAACGGCGAGAAAGATATTGAGTATGGACTACAACTTACTAAGAGGGCAAAAGAGCTTATAGAGGGCTTCTGCATGACTAAAACGGGCGGTACAATTTGGGATTTAGAAAAGTATGCGTTTGCAAATAAAACGGAATATGAGCTGATTAATTGGTTTTACGATATTTTACTGATTGAAGCGCAAAACAAGGTTGTTGACAGTTTTTTTAGATACATAGAAAAGAAACGTGAACCTAAAGAAAGATTCTATATGCCGAGAAGAAAACAGTTTATCAAAATAGGCTTAATAGAAGCATTACAAGGCATGATTGATGATAAATATGATATTTTATGTATTTCTCTCCCACCCGGAACAGGAAAAACCACAATCGAAAAGTTTTTCCATTCTGCGGTTATAGGTTGGTACTCAAACGGATATAACCTTTTTTATTCACACAGCGGAGACATTACACGAATGTATTATGATGGAGTATACGATATTGTCACAAACGCTGACGAGTATACATGGGGAGAAGTGTTCCCTGGACTTGAAGTAACAAGTACAAATGCAAAACTTGAACAGTTTAACGTAGGAAAATATAAGCCATTTCAATCTGTACAATGTACATCTGTCGGCAGTAAAAATGCCGGTAAAGTCAGAGCCAATAAATTTCTGCTAGTTGATGATATGATAGGCGGCATTGAAGAAGCACTAAACCCAACCTATCTTGATAAATTGTGGGATAAATATGCAGTAGATGCACGACAAAGAAAGATACCGGACGAGGATGGAAACCCATGTAAAGAAATACATATTGCTACAAGGTGGAGCGTTAGAGACGTAATAGGACGTATTATACAAGCTTATGAGGGAAACAAACGAGTTAAAGTAATATCCGTACCTGATGTAGACCCAGTAACAGGAGAAAGTAATTTTGACTTTGAATTTGGTGGCTATACAGTAAAGGATTTTGAAGATATTCAGCTGCTTATGGATGAAATCTCATATCGCTGTCTGTATAAACAAGACCCTATAGAACGTGAGGGCTTATTATTCCCGGACGATAAAATCCGCAGATACCTTAATCTGCCACACGGAGAACCAGAAATTATCACAGCTCAATGCGATACTAAGGGCAAAGGTACGGATTACTTTGTACTACCGGTATTACAGAAATACGGAGAAGATTATTACTGCATTGATTGTGTATGCGATAACACAGCGGATTATGAAGAACAATACAGAAATGCCGCAGCAGTACTTGTGAATAATAAAGTACAAGAGTGTGAATTTGAACGTAATGCTGGCGGTGATAGAGTGGCTATGGAAGTTAATAAGCGTGTTGAGAGTGTAGGTTGGATATGTAACATTACTGATACACCGACCGAAACGAATAAGGAAGCAAGGATATTCCAATGTTCTAACTGGATATTACAACATATTATTTTTAAAGACGCATCACTTTATAAGCCTAATGAGCCATACGGAGTGATGATGTCACTGTTAAAGCAATATTCGGTATCAGGCAAAAAACAATTAGATGATGTTCCAGATGTTTTCTCAAACTTTGCACTAAGAATGACACAAGGTAATAGAACAGCTAAAGTTGAAGCTGCTATAAATCCATTTAGGAGGTATTAATTTATTATGACAACTAAGGACTATCTTAATCAAATAAGTTATTACAACAAGATAATTGATAATAAATTGATAGAAATAACACAGTATAAAGAATTATCATACAGCATTTCAGCGGTTGTTAATGAAGAAAGGGTCATGTCATCATCAGATCCGGACAAAACAGGCTGGGACAAAACAGGCTGTGGATATGTCAGACTTGAACAAATGGAAGAAAGCCTTGACAAGCTTATAGACAAATACATTGATGTAAAAAATAAAATAATAGAGCAGATAGAACAGATAAACAATGAAGATTATTATACAGTATTGTTTCTAAGATATGTCAGAAAATTCACGTTTGAAAAAATTGCAAATGAAACAGGCTGGTGCTGGCGACAAGTACATAGAATACATGCTAAAGCACTACAAGCCTTTGAAGACAAATATGGAAGTGAATATTTGTAAAAGATGTCATAGAATGTCACATTGCCGGCGTGGTATAGTATATCTGTAAGAAGTCACAAAGATGTTTCTTCATAAACACATCCTTATCGGAAGCACCGTTGCTTAATTGCGGCGGTGCTTTTGTTATGCAATGAGGTAGAGATATGAATTTTTATATGAATAAAGATAAATCAATAATGTGTCCGAACTGCCACAAGTTCTTAACTAAGGCAGACAGCAAAGATCCACGAACACATAAGTTAGCGTGCAAGCATTGCCACAAATGGATTTGGTATGTGCCTAACGATGATGATAATTTTCAAATTAAGGAAATACCACAAAGCAGAAGTTCAAGCGGTATGACATTTTATTAGGAGCAAGATATGAACACAATGTATTTTCAAGACCTTGTTAGAGGTTGTTATGGTAGAAAAATCGCATATACGAATGTAGGTACAATAACTGCTAACAATGTTGTTAAGGTTATTGGAAGTACTATAGGTGTATTTAATTGGAATAAGCCAGTTATTAAGTATCTGTGGAATTACTACAAGGGCGACCAACCTGTTTTATACAGAACCAAGCTGTCTAATGAAGATATAATTAATAAAATTGTCGAGAACCACGCTTATGAATGGGTTCAATTCAAGGTAGGACAAAGCTATGGCGAGCCAATCCAGTTTATTAGCCGCAAAGATGATGAAACTATCAATAAAGCGGTTGATAAACTTAATGATTTTATGACAGATGCCAATAAGCAAGAAAAAGATATTAAAGCTGGAGAGTGGCAGTCGGCAACAGGAACATCTTTTAAAGCAGTCCAACCTAAAAAAGGAGATGTACCATTCAGAATTGTAGCACCTACGCCCCTTAATACTTATGCTATTTATAATGAGAGTACTGAAGAACAGATACTTGTTGTGCAGGAACTTAAAGACGAAGATGGAAACTGGTATAAGATGGCATTTTCAGACACTATGTCTTTCAGAATTGTTGACAGCAAAGTAGTTGAAGCAAAACTACATACATATGGCGAAATCCCTATTGTAGAATTTCCGAATAATCACGAAAGACTTTCTGACATTGAACTTATTATAGGTATGCTTGATGCAACCAATAATATGCAGTCCAACAGAATGGATAGCATACAGCAGTTTGTTGAATATTGGGTTAAGTTCGTGAATTGTGAAGTCGACGAAGAGACTTTTAAAAAAATGAAAGAAAACCATGCATTGGTTGTTAAGTCAATGAATAAAGATAACAAGTCTGATGTCGATATTATGACACAGGAGCTTAATCAAACGCAAAGCCAAGTAGCCAAAGAGGATTTTGTAGACAATGCTTTATCTATATTGGCTATTCCAAACAAACAAGGTAATACAGGTGGAGACACACAGGGAGCGGTTGAACTTAGAAATGGATGGGATTTCTCAAAATCAAGAGCAAAATTAAAAGACCCTCTTATTAAATCATGTGAAAAGCGACTGGCTGTAGTGGTTCTTAACATCTTGAGACTCGCAGGAGAAGATTTAAAGTTGTCGGTCAGAGATTTTGATGTACAGATAAATCACAGTCCACAGGATAATATGTACACTAAAGCACAGACACTTACAGTGCTGCTTCAAAGCGGCATACATCCACTTATAGCGATTAAGACAGTTGGTTTATGGGGAGATGCGGAAAAGACATTCCTGTTATCAAAACCATATCTTGATAATATATATAAGACTATTGATGATGTGGAAGCACAAGAACAAAAAGCGCAAAAGATAGTTAATCAACTCAATAACAATCAGCAAAATAAGGCAGTTATCGAATAATCGGTAGCTGCTTTTATTTTATACATTTTGCAGCTATGCGGTAAATAGCAGAAAACACAGCAGGAGCGACCTGCGGTAACAAAAGCGTGTGTTTAACGGAGGTAATTATGACAAGAGAAGATGTATTAAAACTTTTTCCAGAAGCAACAGATGAACAGATTACAAATCTTCTTAATCAGAACAATTCAGAAGTTGCTACGGAGAAAAACAAGGCAAAGCAGTACAAGGCTAAGGCTGACACAGCTGACAGTTTACAGAAGCAGCTTGACGATTTGCAGGCTGGCAATCTGACAGAGCTTGAAAAGGCAAATAAAGCCCTAGATACAGCTAATCAGCAGATAGCCGATTTACAGAAATCTAACGCTATCAGAGACCAGAGGGAAGCAGCTATGACTAATTTTAAGATTACTGCTGAACAGGCAAAGACAGTTGTTAAAGATGATGGAAGCCTTGATTACACCGAACTTGGCAAGATTATGTCCGAGAAAGAAACAGCTGCGGCACAGGCTAAGGAACAGGAGATTGCTAAAAATCAAGATATTCCGGGCGGTGGCAGTAATAAAGGCGGTGCAGACAATAAGACAAACGCTGAAAAGATAGCAGAAAGCCTTATATCTAATGCACCTAAGAACAATGACGTTTTATCGCACTACATTCAGTAATAACAGGAGGTAAGAAATGGCAAAGGAAATGAATATGCAGTATGAAAAGACTTCATACGCAGGAGATGTTCAGATTTTAAAGAGAGAGCCTAACGAAGCAATCCCATTAACACTTGATTTTTCAACGGTAACAGAAAAGGATGCGAATGGAAAAAAGATTGTAAAAGCTGGTACACCTGTAAACAAGTCAGGTGTGGCTGATAATACAGCAACAGCAATCGGAATCTTAAGATTTGATGTAACAGAGGACAGACCACAGGGAGTAGCACTTAAAAAGGCATATCTTAATACAAAGGTAGCGGAAACACATTCCGGCGTTACATATGACGCAACAGTTAAGACAGCTCTTCCAATGATTGTATTTGAATAATAACAGGAGGTAAATAGATGTTAATTAATGAAGTATTAGACAGTAAGTCTATCGCATTATCGGCAACAGAAAACGCTAGTAACCAGATACCTTATCTCGGTTTACAGTGGTTTCCTGAAAGAAAGAAACAGGGGCTTGATTTAAGCTGGATTAAGACACACAAAGGACTTCCAGTATCGCTTGCACCATCCAACTTTGACACAATCCCAACACTTAGAGCTAGAGAGGGATTAAGCAAAGAAAAAACACAGATGGCATTTTTCCGTGAGGGAATGACAGTTGGCGAAGAGGAAATGCTTGAAATCGAGCGTATTCAGTCTGCTGACGACCCATACCTTGCAAGTGCTTTATCAAGTGTGTATGACGATACAAATAACCTTGTAAGCGGTGCAGAGGTTGTGCCAGAGCGTATGAGAATGTCGCTTCTTTCTACAAATGCAGGTCATCCGGTAATTGCTATTGTAAGTGATGGCGTTCAGTATGCTTACGATTATGACAAGGATGGTTCATACGCAAAAGACCATTACGCAAAGTTATCCGGCACAAGCATGTGGAGTGATACAGCTAATTCAAAGCCACTTACAGACCTTAACAATGCAAGAAAGAAGTTACAGAAGCAGGGCAAGATTGCTAGATATGTGCTTATGAATAGCAATACATTCCAGTATTTACTTGATAATGCACAGATAAGAAACTCAATCCTTGCACAGAACCTTACAGCAACCATTGAAGTTGACGATGATACTGTTATTTCAGTAGTGCAGAAGAGAACAAAGCTCACTATCGTACTTTACGATAAGATGTACATTGATGACGATGGCAAGGAGCAGTACTTCTACCCAGATAACAAGGTTACACTTCTTCCAGAGGGTAGTCTTGGTAGCACTTGGTTCGGCACTACACCGGAAGAAAGAACTGCAAGACAGGTAGCTGATGTAGATGTAACAGTATATGGTGTAGGTATTACAGTCGCTACAAAGACAGAGTACGGACCACCTATGAAGATGTCAACATTTGCTTCCGAGGTTGTACTTCCATCATATGAAAATATGGATAGCACATTCGTATATGAGGTTCATAGCGAAGAGTAGGAGGTACAAGAGTGAAAAATAAAGTAGATTTTTGGGCGCACTTATATAAGGGTTCATAAAAC